ATGCTGCGTGAAGGCACATACGACGTGATCCCGATCCGCCCCAACGAGGGCTCGACGGGGAAGATGAAGCCGCGCAAGAAATTCGCCCGGAGGCGGACGGGCTTGATCATGGCGACGGACTTCCCCGAGATCAAATGGGCCATTCCCGGCTATTTGCCGGAGGGCTTGTCGATCCTCGCAGGCCGTCAGAAGCTCGGAAAGTCTTGGCTGTGCATTGACTTCGCCATCGCGGTTGCGACCGGCGGCGTCGCTATGGGTGAGGTTTCCAGCGAACAGGGCGACGTTCTGTATGTCGACCTTGAGAACGGCGAGCGGCGCATTCAGCGGCGCATCGCGACCCTTTTCCCTGACGAACGGACTCGGCCAAACCTTGATCGTCTCGAATGGGTTACCGAAAGCCCGGCCCTCAATGACGGCTTCCTGGACTGCCTGGAGGACTGGCGGACCAGCGTCCTGAAACCGAAGCTGGTCGTGGTTGACGTCCTGCAGCGGATCAAGCCGGCCGGCAATGCGGCTCGGAACTCTTACGAAAACGACTATACGATCATCGCGCCCTTGCAGCAGTGGGCGACGAAGCACGGCGTTGCAGTCGTCCTGATCACACATACGAGGAAAGGCGGCGCCGACGATCCGCTAGAGGCCGTGACCGGCTCCAACGGCCTTTCGGCCTGTGCGGACGCGACCTTGGTCCTTGATCGGAAGGCGAGCGGGGCGACGCTCTACGTCCGCGGCCGAGACGTGCCCGAGATCGACGTCGCCATGCGCTTCGATGCCGGGCGCTGGTACCTGATGGGCGACGCGGCCGAAGTTCATCGGTCGGATGAGCGGGCCGTCATCCTGTCCATGCTGAAAGACGCAGAGGACGCGATGACCCCGAACGAGGTTGCCGACAATGCCGGCCTCGTCCGGAACAACGTCAAGCAGCTTCTCTTCAAGATGTCGAAAGGCGGCGAGGTGCTGAAAGGGAGCCGACGCGGATCGTACATCCACCCGGGACGCAAAGACCTGTATCCGACCACTGATAACCGCGATAACCCGATAACCGAGCGATCGGCCGGGCCGGGATGGTCGGACAATGACGGGGCGGGTGTCTTCTAACCGCCGCCCCCTACCGGTTACCGGGTTATCGCGGTTACCGGGTTATCTCAGTGCAGAGCATGCCGAACCCTCTCCAACTCCCATAGGGAGAGAGGGAGGGAGAGATATTGCCTTCTGCCTGGAGGCAGAGGCCTCCGGTTGGAGATTCCTCGGTGATTGAAGTTGATTGAAGTAGGCGGCTACCGTTATCCCGTCAGTTGACTGTATAAAATGGTTGATGCGCAAGCTACTCTCGTCCCTCTTCTCTGCCTTCGAGCGCAAGTCGCTCGCTGTGCCGTCGTCCGACCTCCTGGAAATCCTGGGGGTGTCGCAGACGACTGCGGCAGGCATTTCGGTCACGCCTGGGACGGCGCTGCGCTGCACGGCGGTTGCGGCGGCTGTACGCGCCATCTCGGACCCGATTGCTGTCCTGCCTCTGCGCCTGATCGAGAAGGGCGCGGACGGGTCGCGCAAGCCCGTTCCAGACCATCCCGCCGCCCGCATGATGGCTGGCGATTGGTGCCCTTGGCTGACCTCGCATGAAGGGCGTCGACAGATCACGCTCGACGCGCTGATGAGCGATACCGGAGGCATCGGCCTCGTGACCCGGGTGGACGGTCACGCGCGGGAAATCATCCGACTTCCGCCCGGCTCGGTCGCGGTGGAATGGTCGACCCTCGGCGAACCGACCTATACCCTAACGCAAGACACGATCAGCCGGCGGCTTGACCCCGCGGACGTGATTCATCTTGTCTCGCCCTTCACGCTGCCGCCGACCTGCAAGGCTCCGCTCACGCTTTGCCGCGAGGCCGTCGGCCTGGCGTTGACCATGGAACAGCATGCGGCCCGCCTGTTCGGCCGCGGCGGTCGCCCATCGGGAATGCTGTCCTTCACGGACGCTCTTGCTCCTGAAGCGGTCAAGCGCATCCGCGATACCTGGACGCTGGCGCACGGCGGATCGAACAGCGGCAACACCGCCATCCTCGACCGCGGCGCGAGCTTCACCCCGCTCGCCCTGAACTCGGTCGACGCGCAGTTTCTGGAGCTTCGCACCTTCGCGGTGGAGGAGATCGCCCGCGCCTTCGGCGTGCCGCCTCATCGCATCTACGAACTCGGCCGCGCGACATGGTCGAACATTACCGACATGGGTCGGGAGTTCGTCGACTTCACCTTGTCGCCTTGGCTGAAGGCGTGGGAAGCGTCGCTCGCCCGCGCGCTCCTGACGGCCGAAGAGCGGCAGACCTACTGCGTCGAGTTCGACACCGACGACCTTACCTTGCCGTCGCTCGGCGACCAGGCCGAGGCCTACGGCAAGCTGATCACGGCTCGCGTCGCCAATCCCAACGAGGTTCGGGCCTGGATGGGCCTCGCCCCATACCAGGGCGGTGACCAGTTCGAAAACCCGAACACGACCAGTGGCGGCGGGCTGCCTGCCGATAGCACGGGGGTGCCGGCATGACGGTCAGGCTTGAACTCAAGGCCTCGCTTTCGGTCGACGATGCCGGAACCATCACCGGTCTCGCCTGGCCGTTCGGCTCGCCCGACCGCATGGGTGACGAAATCATGCCGGGCGCCTTCAAGGGTGCCACCCCGCCCTTGCCGATGCTCGCTTTCCACGATCCGGAAGCGCCGGTGGGCGCGTGGTCCTCGATCGTCGAGACCGCAAAAGGCCTTCAGGTCATTGGCCGGCTTCTGGTCGACGACCTGGAGCGTGCGCGCGAGATGCGAGCCCTTGTGAAGGCCGGCGCGGTCTCGGGCCTCTCGATCGGCTTTACAACCAAACGGGCCGAGGCTCGCAAGGGTGGCGGGCGCGTCATCCGTGCCGTCGATCTCGTGGAAATCTCTCTCGTGACCGTCCCGGCTCATCCCGGCGCGAAGGTCACGTCTGCCAAGTCCGCCACGGCTGCACTGCGCATCGCCGAGGCCATCAACCGGGCCGCCACGGCCTTTCGGAGGGTCTGAGATGACCAAGCATATGAAGGCGCCTGCCGTGGGCGCGATCGAACTGAAGGACGATCCGGAGGGCGGCGATCCGGCGGCGATTGTCACGAAGGCGCTTGCCGAGTTGAAGGGCTCGATCGAGGGCCGGCTTTTGGCGATCGAGTCCAAGGCTTCGGACCTGGGCAAGATCACGACCCGGCTCGACGCGGTCGAAACCAAGCTTGCCCGACCGGCCATCGGCGGCAAGACGCAGGCCGAGGGTGATGAGGCTGCGCAGGTCGAACAGAAGGCTTTCCGCGGCTTCCTGCGTCAGGGGCGCGAGGCTCTGTCGGCGGACGAGATCAAGACCCTTCGCGTCGCCGACGACACGGCCGGCGGCTACCTCGCCCCCGCGCAGTTCGTCAACGAGGTGATCAAGGGCATTGTGCAGTTCTCGCCGGTTCGTCAGGCCGCGCGCGTCGGCTCGACCACGTCCGGCTCCGTCGTCATTCCGAAGCGAACCGGGCGCCCGACTGCCGTATGGGTTGGCGAGACCGAGACCCGCACGGGCACGGAACCGACCTATGGTCAGGCCGAAATCCCGGTCAACGAGATGGCGTTCTACATCGATGTATCGACCCGCCTCCTGGAGGATGCCGCGGTCAACATCGAGTCCGAAATCTCGATGGACGCGGCCGAGGAAGCCGGCCGGCTCGAAGGGGCAGCCTTCGTCAGCGGGGACGGCGTCAAGCGGCCCCTCGGCTTCATGTCCGATACGGGCGTCAGCTACACGGCCAACGGCCACGCTACGACGCTCTCGGCCGATCCGCTGATCACCCTCATGTATGCGATGCCGGCCTTTTACCGGAACCGCGGCGCCTGGATGATGAACGGCTCGACGCTCGCGACCGTGCGCAAGCTGAAGGACGGTCAGGGCAACTATCTTTGGCAGCCGAGCTACCAGGCCGGTCAGCCGGAAACCCTGCTCGGTCGCCCGGTCATCGAAGCTGTCGACATGCCGGACATCGCCAGCAACGCTTATCCGATCGTCTTCGGCGACTTCTCGACCGGGTATCGCATCTATGACCGGGTCTCGCTCTCGGTCATGCGCGATCCCTATTCGGTCGCAACCTCCGGCCTCGTGCGCTTCCACTTCCGCCGCCGCGTCGGTGGTTCGGTGGTGCTCTCCGAGGCCATCCGCAAGCTCAAGATGGCCGTTTCGTAAGGGAGGGCAGGACTATGCGCGACTCGTACCACAACTTCACCGTCTCCCCGGTCATCGCTCCTGTCGTCGTCTCCGACAACACGGCGCAGGTCGGCACTGTCATCAACCGGGCGGGCTATCGTTCGCTGACCTACGTCATCGCGACGGGCACGCTGGCGGACGCTGACGCGACCTTCACTGCTCTCCTGGAGGAGAGCGATTCCAGCGGCTCGGGCTTCACGGCCGTCGCCGATGCGGACTTGGTCGGAACCGAGGCCGCAGTGAGCTTCACCTATGCCGATGACGGCGTGACCAGGAAGCTCGGCTACGTCGGCAACAAGCAATACACGAAGCTGACGATCACCCCGGCCAACAACTCGGGCTCGGCTCCGATTGCGGCTGTGGCGATCCTCGGGCGCCCGACCTCGGCTCCCGCTGCCTGACGAAATCGGGGGGTGGTCTTTTGATGGGCTCTTAGCGGTTGGCCCGATAGCGGAAACCTGACCTGCGGCCCCCCATGGTTTGAACCGTTCAAGGTCAGGGAAATCGCGAGCACCAGCCCAATCCGGGGGCAAAGGGCTCATCGGCCGAGCGGATGAACCAACCGCTCGGCCATCATCATCTGAGAGGTGCCAACATGGCCGATGCTTTTGCAGATCGACAGCCGGGCCTCGAAAGTCCGCCGGCTTTCGCCGCCGCTGTGACTCCGTCCGATAGTACCGACCTCACGACCGATGCCCGATCGCTGTACATCGGGGGCAGTGGCAACGTGAAGGTGACCACGTCCGGTGGCTCGACTGAAACCTTCTACAATCTTTCGGCGGGCTCGTATTTGGTCCAACGGGTGCACCGTGTCTGGTCGACAGGTACGACGGCCACCTACATCGTGGCGGTCTGGTAATGCCCAAGCGCGCGCCTCGCATTTGCGGTTGTGGGCTGTCCATCGCCTCGGGCAACCCCTGCCCATGCGAGCGGAAGCGACGCGCTGCTGTCCGTCGGGCTCATGACGAGACCCGGCCCGACCCTGCGGCCCGTGGCTATGACGCCGAGTGGCGCAAGGTCCGTGCCGCCTTCCTCGCCCGCAACCCATGCTGCGCCTGGCCTGAATGCGAGGCTAAGGCAACAGAGGTTGACCACATCGAAAGCGTAAGGGCGCGGCCCGACCTGAGATTGTCATGGTCGAACCTTCGCCCGTATTGCAAGCCGCATCACTCGCGCCGAACGGCTCGGGATCAGGGCTTCGCCAGACCGGGGGGCAGGTCGCCGACTTTGGCCGATCGACATTGCACCGTCGTCGGCCCTTCGCTCGATAGAGAGCAAAAATCAGCAACTCGAATGAATGAAGGCTGATCTATCAATGTCGCTGATCATTCGGGTTCCGCCTTCAGAATATCCGGTGACGCTGGCCGAGGCAAAGGATCATCTGCGCATCGACTGGGACAGCGAGAATGCAGCGCTTGAACGCCTGATCAAGGCAGCGACGGCAAAGCTGGACGGGCGCGGGGGTCTACTTGGCAGGGCGCTCGTATCGCAGTCCTGGCGCCTCGTGCTGGATGCCTTCCCGGCTGGCGGTATCGTGGTCCCGTTGCCGCCGTGCCAATCGGTCGACGCCATCACCTATCTCGACGCGAGCGGCGACGAACAGCCGTTGACGGGCTTCCGCGCCTACGGGATCGGCGGCGAGGACAGGGTGACCATCCTGCCGGCGGCCGATGCGTCCTGGCCTGTGACGACTGAACTGCCTGGCGCTGTTGTTGTCGAGTTCACGGCAGGTTACGGCGACGCCGCTGACGTGCCCGAACCGATCCGCGAAGCGATCCTCAGTGAAGTGGCGAACCGCTTCCGAGAACGCGAATCCACGTCGGCCGCGGATGGCTTTCTGGCCGGCCTGGCGAGCTACATTGTTCGGGAGTTTTGAACTATGACGCGAGGCCGCAAAGCCGAACTCCGGCCGATCGATGGAGGGCTTGCCAGCGTACCGCGGGCGCCGTCCTGGCTGTCGAAAGAGGCCGCGCAGGAATGGGGTCGGATCATGCCGGGCCTCATCGAGCGGCGTGTCTTGACCGATGCGGACATGGGGACGGTCGAACAGTTCTGCGTCGCCTCCGGGCTCGTGAAGCGGTCGCAGGCGATCATCTCGGCCGAGGGTGACATGGTCGACGGGCGCCGGCATCCGGCCTTCCAAACCCTGTTCCAGGCGCTGACGGAAAGTCGCCGGCTGGCTGCAGAACTCGGCCTCACGCCTGCCTCGCGCAACAAGGCCGCCGCCATGAAGGGGGGTGGCAACGATGACCTTGCCGACCTGGATTTGTGATGACTCCCCGATCGCCGACCCGTTCGGGTATGGCGAGCGTGCGGTCAATTTCCTGAAGCGTCTGCGGCACCCCAAGAGCCGAGCCAAGGGGCGCGCCTTCCAACTCATGCCGTGGCAGGAACGGCTTGTCCGTCGCATCTACGGGCCAGCGAACGAGGACGGCCGGCGCATCGTGCGGACCGTCGTCGTCCTGCTCCCGCGCGGCAACCGCAAGACCTCCCTTGGCGCTGGCTTGTCGCTCCTGCATCTGTTCGGACCGGAGCGGATCAACGGCGGTCAGGTGGTCTGCGCTGCCTCGGATCGAGAACAGGCACGCATCGCCTTTGAGGAGGCAATCGGCATCTGTAGGGCTGACGACCGGATCGCCTCCGCGCTCGCCTTCCGCGACTATCGCCACGAGATCGAGCACCCCAAGACCGGCGCGAAGCTGAAGGCGATCAGTTGCGACGCGGCCCGGCAGCACGGCGGAACGCCGACTTTCGCACTCGTGGACGAGCTTCACGCCTGGCTGAAACGCGACCTGTGGGACGTGCTGCGAACCGGCCTCGTCAAGACGGCGGGAAGCCTCCTCGTGGTCATCACGACGGCTGGCCGTGGGCATGAGAACATTGCTCACGACATCGTTGACTATGCGCGCAAGGTCGCCCGCGGCGAGATCGACGACCCTGCGACGCTGCCGGTCCTGTTCGAAGCCGATCGGGATGCCGACTGGCGCGACGAAGACCTGTGGTTCCAGGTCAATCCCGGCCTGCCTTACGGCTTCCCCGACATCGAGGGACTGCGGCAGTTGGCGCGCGAGGCCGGAAGCCGGCCAGCGGATCGCGACGCCTTCCGGCAACTGCACCTGAATGTCTGGCTCGATCACTCGGCAACCCCGTTCGTCGACATGGGCGTCTATGACCAAGGCGCCGAGCCGGTCGACTTGGAGGAGCGGCGCCGGCTGCCGTGTTGGCTGGCGGTCGACCTGTCATCGAACCTTGACCTTACGGCCATCGTGGCAGCCTGGCAGGACGAGGACGGCGGCTTCTCAGTCGCGGCGTGGTTCTTCTGCCCCGAAGACAATCTGCGCGCTCGTGCCGACCGGGACGGCGTTCCCTATCCGCGGTGGGCCGAGGAAGGCTGGATCATCCCCACGCCTGGCAACGTGGTCGACTATACGCGCGTCGAACAGCATCTCCGCGTCCTGTGCGGGCGGCTGGACGTGCGGGAGATCGCCTTCGACCCGCACCTTGCGCAACAGACCATGATCAGGCTGGCAGAGGACGGCTTCCCGGTCGCCGAGATGCGGCAGGGCTGGGTGACGATGGCGCCGGCCATCAAGGAACTGGAGCGGGCCATTATCGGCCGTCAATTCCGCCACGGTGGCAATCCGGTCCTGCGGTGGTGCTTCGACAATGTCGCGGTCCACACCGATAGCGCCGGCAACCGAATGTTCCACAAGGGCAAGAGCAAGGATCGGATCGACGGCGCCGTTGCCGCTGCGATGGCCGTAGGGCGGGCCTCGGCTGGGCGCGATGGCCTGTCGATCTACGAGTCCGCCGACTTCTCGCCCGAACTCTGCGTCGCCTGAAAGGATTGAACCATGGCAACCGATCTTGAAGTCATGACGCTTCGTCTGGAGGCAAATGCGACGAAATTCGAGCGCGATATGCAGCGCGCGGCGGGAATGCTCCAGAAATCTGCGAAGGCGATGGAAGCGCAGGCCGCCTCTTCGGTGAAGAAGATCGAACAGAACTTCTCCGGCTTGAATACCGGCATTGTCAGCATGGCGACCGGAGCATTCTCCGCCCTCGCTGGCGTTTTGAGCCTGAGAGCATTTGTTGACGGTGCGGATACCTTTATTCGCATCAACAACAGCTTGAAGGTCGCCGGCCTCTCGGCCGAGGAAGCGAACGTCACGTTCGGCAAACTATTCGCCATCGCTCAAGCGACCAGCACCCCGGTTGAAAGCCTCGCGACGCTCTACAGCCGGACTGCTGCGGCACAGAAGTCCCTCAACGCATCATCGGAAGACTTGATCCGCTTCGCCACGGCGACGGCCATGGCGCTGAAGGTCAACGGGACCAGCGCGCAAGAGGCAACCGGCGCACTGCTCCAGCTTTCGCAGGCGCTTGGCGGCGGGAAAATCCAGGCCGAGGAATACAATTCGTTGCTTGATGGCGCTCGGCCATTGCTTCAGGCGGCGGCGGACGGTCTGAAAGAAGCCGGCGGCGAGATTGGCAAACTGACGGCACTGGTCAAGGACGGCAAGGTTTCCTCCGAGGCCTTCTTCCGCGCTATCCTTGCCGGAGCCGGATCGCTTCAACAGAAGATTGGGGCGTCGTCCAAGACCTTTGCGGCCAGCGTATCGGACCTCAACAACGCACTAATGCTTTTGTTCGGAACCATCAATGAAAATCTTGGTATCATCGAATATCTATCAAAGCTGTTCGAAAATGCCGGGAAAAATATATCAGGCTTTGCCGATCGACTTCGCGACGTTAGTAAGCAAACCGATATCAACAGCCTGACAGAGCAATTGTACGGCGCTTATACAGTTATTCAGAAACTGAAAGCGCAGATTGAAAATCTTCGCAGTTCGTCCAATGCCGGCGCCGTTCCTGTGATCGCCCAACTGGAGAAGGACCTCCAGACCGCGACTGACCGCGCATCAACGCTGCTCGACCGCATCACGACACTGCAAGGGAGGCCGGCGACCAACGGGCCCGCTCGGCTCCAGTCGGCTTACGACCTTGCCGGCAGCACAATGACGGACAAAAATGCTCAGACCTATATGAATGATAGGTTTGGGCTTGGGAGCGGTGGAACTCAGCCGGTATCGCTCAAGCAATTTCCTTTGCCGCCGGATGTGGCCGGCTGGCAAAAGGTCATCGACGCGCAGCAGAAATCAATCACGCTTCTTCAGGCCGAGGCAGACACAGTTGGCAAAACGACGGCAGAGCGCGAACGGGCGCGACTTGTTGCCGAACTGGAGGCCGATGCCAAAGAGAAAAACATTCCTCTCACTGGCGAGTATCGGCAGCAAATCGACCAGCTTGCTTCTTCCTATGGGCGACTTAAGGCGCAGATCGCGTTCGCAAATTCGATTGAGGGCACCAAGGACCGCATTCGAGACCTACAACAGGAAATCACCCTTGTCGGGCTGACGGCGGGGGAACAGGAGCGCGTCAAGGTCGCGCAGCAACTTACCAACGAAGCGATCAAAGCCGGCATCCCACTGACCGACGCGCGGCGAGCGCAGATCACTGCGTTGGCAGATCAGGCAGGCGTTGCGGCGACGCGGCTTGAGGCCGTGAATAAAGCGCAGCAGATGCTTGATTCGATGCGCTCGGAACTCGGCTCGGTGACTGGGGCGTTTTTCAATGATCTGGCCAATGGTGTGAAAACAGTCGACGCTCTGCGCAACGCCTTCACGAGCCTTCGGACAGCCATCCTGAACGCACTCGGGAACCAGTTGATTGCTGCGCTTCTTGGCGCGCCCGGGACGGGCCTTGGCGGCGGACTGATTGGCGGTCTGTTTGGCCGAGCCGGCGGTGGCGCGGTCAATGCCGGGCAGCCCTACCGGGTCGGCGAGAACGGGCCGGAAATGTTCGTGCCGCAATCGGCCGGCCGGATCATTCCATCAAGCGCGAGCGGCGGCGGCGCGGTCTTCAACACGACAATCAACGCGCCAGGTGGGGACGTGGCGACTGTCGCTCAAATCCATCGCGTTTTGGGGGATCATGAAGCGCGAATCCGTGCGATCATGCGCGCGCCGATGGCACAGAAGCGGGGCATGTCATGACCGAGGATGAGGTGGAGGACGTTGTCTATAAGCTCGCCGAGGCGGCACGGGATCAAATGCTAGAGTTAGGCTTTGATCCGGAAGTCATCGGAAAAGCCATGATCGCGCACGGCACTAGCGCATATGCCGGTGCTGTTGGTCCGCTCCGCCGGGATGAAGTGGTGCGGCACCTTCACGGACTGGCGGACCGGATCGGCATTCCTGTCCAGGGCGAGGCATAACTCATTGAAATCATTCGGCTAAAATTTAGCCGTTTGAAATCAATGACTTAGCAAAACCTCCCGGCGCTACCGCGTCGCCCTGCTAGGTTTCGTCTCAAGCTGGCACAAAATGCCAAAGGTTCATGGCTAAAAATTACACAGAATCCTAATCCTTTTTCGATACAGACCTTAATTGCATAAGCATCTCATTCTTTAGTTTTTCCTTCCAGGCATCCGGTAACGAATAAAACCCCTGCGAATCTTGCTTGATCCCAGGTTTCTTCGCGATGGCATCTGTAACGCGTTGCTTGTACGATGGCTCACGCTTCATTTTTTTCTCCATTTTACTGATGATTGTTATAGCGCGCCGCATATCGCGGGTTTAATTCTATCGAAAAATAGTGTTTGCGCTTAATCCATACAAAGCCCTCAGATTTTGTGATGGCGGCCACGTCAATGGGCCCCCCAACAGATTCGCTTGGCTGCGTAACTTTTTCCTTAAGGGATTCAAGTTCAACTAGGCTTTCGGCTAACGATGCCATTTCCGAAACAGGCAAGAAGCCAACAACCCGATTCAAAGGCTGCACATGCTGCTGAAAAACCTTGTCAATCCATTCACGTGTATGTCGACTTGCTGCATTTTCGACGAGATTCTGTAAATTTGAAGGCGGTTGCGCTCCGGATGATTTAAGTATTTCTTCCGCAAAATGCCATAGAGTATCCTCCAGACTTGAGGTTACGGCATTGAATACATCCGGACCAACGCCATGCTGAAATGTGTCAACCATGGCAGTTGTTGCAAACGCACGTACAATACCTGTATCTATGCGATCCATTGATACGTCGCCTTCAGGCTTCCAGTATAATTTGTCGCCCAAGAATCCGCTACAAGAATATTCATGATAGCATGGAAAATAATCATCGTCTCCATAACCAGCAACAACTATGCCAGTATTGATTAGTTGACCCTTTGGGTGTTTAAAAATGGAAAGAATAGACATACCTATTAATTCGTCTTTGTCGATTATATTTTTTGTTGATGTGCTAACTAAAAGATCTTCAGCAAATGCTGAGATATCCGGTGTTATAAACGATAATGCAGCTTCAATGTCTTCTTCTTTGAAAGGCTCCTCGATTGGAAGACCTTTGATTTGAGAACATATCTTCTGAAAGGCCTTGCTTATCTCCAGTGCTTTGTCCTGCCCTGCGATTACATTTTCGTCTTCAATTATTATTCCTAAATTTAAAGAGATCGAGTTCTTAAAAATTCTCTGCGTAATCTCTCGACGGCGACTACTAGAAAATAATAATGCGTGATCATTAATATACTTGAAGAACGCAGACGCATATGTCGACACGTCAGATGGCCTATTTGCAGAAAAATTATTCCGAAAATCTTTGATGACGATTTCCCACGGGATATCGTGCAAATCTCCTGAATCAAATACCATTATACCGATCGGGCGGTCAGCCACTAGCTGAAATATTTTATTGGCGCCCTTAAAGTATCTGACTTCGCGTTGTTTGCCAGACCAGTAAGTGACAGTAGCTGCACTATCTGCAGCTAAGACAAGCGCTCTCCGATTCATAACACATATTTCTGAAGTCATTTATTTTGCCTCCCGATAGCGCGTATTTTTACTAACTTTCTGATTCCACAAATCTAGAAGCATTTTTATATTTCTTTCCTAAGGCGAACCCCCACTCCTTCGCCATTTTTATCTATGAAAATCACCCCTGCATTCTCCAACGCAATTTTGATAGCTTGTAGTGCCTCAACGGAAACTGGCGTTGAGTTGGTTTCAAAGCGCTTCACTGTGGGCTGCGAGAGTCCTGAAGCGGAAGCAAGTCTAGCCTGGGACCATCCTAGGAGTCCACGGGCAGCTCGGACCTGTTCAACCGATACTAGCATAGCTTGACCTATTTGGGATCATCATTTATGATCCAAATCGTATCATGCCTTCTCAGAGGAGCAAATGCCATGACGACGAACACCCGTTCGGCGGCCGATACTGGCTTGCCCAAATCCACCCGCCGCAACCTTCTCGCCGGCCTGGCTGCCTCCGCCGTGGCGATCAGCGCAAGCGGGGCTGCGGCTTCTGTCTCTCCCGATTGCCACCTGACGGCGCTTGCGGCTGATCTTGTCGAGGGCGCGCGGGACTATGCCTTGTGGTCTGCCAAGGTTGAGCATCTGCGATCGATCCCGATTGCGGACTATGAGGCGCTCGACGCGTCCGGCGTCGTGAAGCACTGGCGGGTGTTCGATGTTTACGGCAGGCCCGATGAATGGCGCTCCATGACTGCCGCGGGTGACCGCTGCACGAAGCTGGCCGCCGAAATCTCCGCCGCGTCTGCAGTCGGCTTCGCCGGGGTGCGGGCAAAGGCTGTCGCTCTGGCTTGGTGGCTGGGGGTGCTGCCCCAAATCGCCGAGAACAAGGGGACCGATGGCGGGGCTCACGCCATGCAGGAATTCATCGCTTTGCTGGATTGCATGGTGGCTTCGGAGGCTCGGTCATGAACACGCACACTCGCCGGAATGTTCTCGCCGGCCTCGCCGCTTCGGTCGCGGCCTCGCCTTCGGCTGCCTTCTCGGCCACGTCACAGGATGCCGAGCTTGCGGGCCTTGGTCTGGAGCATGACCGGCTTTCCGCCATCATCCGCGATCTGAACGCGGCGGCGAAGGTCGCTGACCAGAAGTTTCACGAGTTGGTCGGTGAGCCACCGGAAGCCCTGGTGCGGCGACCGGAGGATGAGGCGTTTCACTTCCCGAGCTATCCGGTCTGCGAATGGGATGGCGTCACGCGCTACGGCTGGGGCAGCCTTGAACCTCTGAGGGCCTTCGATGGGCAAACCCCGGGCTGGAGCCGGGCGACAGCGGACGGGGCTTCTATCGTGGTTCCTGCCCAAGTTGCGGCCGAGGGCTGGCAGGCGCGGCGGGACGAAATCGTTGCAGCCGTTGAGGCTTGGGAAACCAAGCGGAGCCGCGCTTTCGTGGACAGTGGCACGCTCGCTGTCGAGGAAGCACTAGAGGTCGCTTTAGCCGAGCGCGGCGAGATCGAGGACGCCATCATCTCGGAGCCGGCCCGGACACTGGCGGGTCTCATCGTGAAGGCCCGTGCCGCCATGAACTCCGCGATGTCGTCCAATCCTGGTGACGGGACATCGTCCGACGTGGCGCTTGCGTGGTCCGTGGCGCGCGACCTCGCCGGCTCGGAGGCTGGCCGATGAACGCGCTGCCAGGCCAAGCCGTCTTCGTCGTCACGCCGACCATGCGGACGCTGATCGAGGATGCCATCGAGGCGCTTTTGCTCGTGCTCGACGAACTCGACGGTGATCCCGACCAGGAATCATGCGCCGACGCGGAACCATCCCTCGGCTGGACGATCGAGGGTCCCGGCGCTGGCGGCACGACCGACGATCGCGAGGAGGAACACGACGGCCGGGAACTGGTTGACGAGTTCTAGCCGCATCGGCCTCGCACTCGGCGCCAGTTCGGCGGAACAATCAACGGCTTTCTGTGCACTGGGTGCCTATCCTCTTGCCAATCACCAGAGGATAGGCTACCTCTTGTGAAATACAGGAGGTATTCATGACACCGAGCCTAACGACCGTCGCCGCCTGCCGCGTTGCCGGCATCCATCGCGACCGCTTCAATGAGTTTGTCGCCGCAGGCGCCTACAGGTGCGCCCCTTCCACCACTGCCGGTCGGGCGCGCACGTTTGCCCCTGACGACATTCTCGGCATCAGCATCTTCAGGGACCTGATGGCCGATGGCATGACGGCAGCGGCGGCGGGTGAAATCGCATGCGCGGTCGCTGAGGCCGCCAAGGCGAACCCGCAAGCGCTAGCAATCTCGTATGTGCGCACCTGGCAGACGGCGACCGGCTGGACCCTCGACGGAACGGCCCATCCTACCGACGAACTGCCCGCGCCCGCCGAGTGGAACTCGGCTGGAGAGCGTAAAGAGACCATTACGCGTATGATGACCTTCAATGTCAGCCTGTTACGCGATTTGATCGCGAAGCGGATCGAAAAAGAGCGCCCGATCATCGGGGGCGAAGGCTGAAAATGACCGAAGTCATCCGCGGCGCGAAGGCGGTTTCCCACGCTATCGGCGTTTCGCCGGCGACCCTCGGGCGGATGATCCGCAAGGGGCAAATCGCAGTGCGCAAGGGCGGCACGGGCGGACGAACCTCGCCGATCATGATTGAGCGGCATGAGGCGGAACGCATCCGGAAAGGGCGCTGAGGATGGCGAAGACACCGGCCGCTTTCAGGCAGGCAGACGTGACCCGAGCCATCAAAGCCGCGAAGGCTGCCGGTGTCGACATCGGCGGCGTCGAGATCCGGGCGGATCGGATCGTGGTGCTTGCGGCAGGACATGCGGCAAAGCCCGAGAGCGCTCTCGACGAATGGATGAAAGCACATGGTCAGAGTTAATCTTCAAGGCATTAACTGCCGTCGGAAGAAGCTCGCGACCGGCGAGACCGTTGAATATTGGTACGCATGGAAGGGTGGCCCGCGGCTACGGGGACAGCCGGGCAGTCCTGAGTTCGTTGCCTCCTACGCCGAAGCTCATGCCTCGCGAAAGAAGCCGCAGGCCGGAGTAATGCATTCGCTCTTGCGCCAATACCAGGACAGCGCAGATTTTGCCAAACTCGCGCCTCGGACCCGCTCGGACTACATCGGCCAAATCAAAGCCATAGAAAAGAAGTTCGGCGACTTCCCCCTGTCGGCGCTGGTCGACAAGCGGACGCGCGGAATTTTCATGCAATGGCGGGACAAGCAGGCGGCAACTTCGCTACGCCAAGCGGATTACGCTTGGACAGTGCTTGCTCGCGTCCTGTCATGGGCGCTCGATCGCAGGCTTATCGACGCCAACCCTTGTGCACGGGGAGGGCGCCTCTATCGGGGGAACCGCGCCGAGAATATTTGGACCGATGACGACGAGACGGCGTTTCTGAAGTCGGCACCGTCGCATCTGCATCTTCCGCTTATGCTGGCGCTCTGGACCGGCCAGCGACAGGGCGACCTCTTGCGGTTGACCTGGACGGCCTATGACGGCGAACGGATCAAGCTAAAGCAGAGCAAAACCGGCGCCCGGGTGAACATCCCTGTCGGCGCGCCGCTCAAGGTCATGCTCGATGCCACGCCTCGCCTATCGACCCAGGTCCTCGTCAACTCCGATGGTCGGCCTTGGACCGAGGGCGGTTTCCGCGCGTCCTTTCGGAAGGCTCAGGCTGCGGCCGGCATCACCGACCTGACATTCAACGACCTTCGAGGCACGGCCGTCACTCGGCTGGCGCTGGCTGAGGCAACCGAAGCGCAGATCGCGACCATCACCGGGCACTCGCTTCGGGACGTGCGCTCGATCCTAGATGCCCACTACCTGCATCGAGACCCGGCCTTGGCGACGGCGGGGATTAGGAAGCTCGAACGAAGAACAAAAACTCCCGACCGGGCGCCCGACTAA